AGCATACAGCTGCTTGTCGTAGGAGTACTTGTTGATGAGGTCTTGCTTCTCCCGCGGATCTAGGAATGTGTTGTCGTTGAGGCTGAATTGGATGCGCTGGAACTGCGACTCAAACTGCTCGTTGTCGCTCGGCTTGCGTGTGAGCCAGATTCCGGCCAGCCAGTGGTTCACTCCGTTCTCAGGCGGGTTAAGGTCAGCGATGATCTGGTGGTTCTCGTATGGAATCTCAACGACACGCAGCTGGTCAGTCAGAACGTCGAACACAATTCGGTCCTCAAACTGATCAGCCTCCGATAGCCACAGCAGCGAGAAGCGCGTCCCCTTGAACTTGGCTGATGCCTCCCAGACGTTTTCCAAAGAGTGAAGCTGAACCTCAGATTCCCCACCGTAAGCGTTCCTGACCCGGGCGTATGACATCTTGGTCGCCACGTCCATGGTGGGCTCCTTGGTCCACTTCATGCCGATTTTGGCGTCCATCCACTGAGGCAGGATGGTCTTCGTGAGATCAGACCATACGCCCACCTTCCCGTTTTTCAGGGTCTTGGCAATGATGCCAACGGTGGCGTTGTTGTTCTCGAAAAGGTGGCGTGCAACACGATGTGCAATCGCAAGCGATTTACCCGCTTTACGAGGGCCGTCCACCATGAGGTATCTGGCATACGAGTTGAATACCTCGAACCCTCGTGGTGAAAGATCGGGCAACCACCGCCCTTGAGTGTCTTGCATAAGGTCGGTGCGACTTTCGGTTGTAAAAGAGCAGGATCGCGGGAAATCCTCCATCGAAAGTTGCGACCTATGGACAAAATCACCCTGCAGCGTGACGGGCTCGACGAGGAAATTAACAGCCTCGAGATTGGAGAAACCGTCGAGGTGTACGCTACCCTCAAGATCGTCTCGAAGTCGGATACTGAGATCGTTGCTGACGTGTCTAACGTCGAGAAGTGCGAGGAAATGGATGACTCCATGGACTCCGAAGATGAATCTGAAGGACCGGATCACGAGAGCCAGCCTGGAGACCCGGCAGAAGACCTTGCGGAAGGCGAGCCCCACAAGGGCATGCACATGAAGGGCAAGGGCAAGGGCATGGGGATCTTGATTATGATCGGTGGACCCAAGAAGAAGTAACCTACTGACACATGGTCGATCTCGAAGTCCTAAAGAAGCGCGGCGGAACGGTTGAAGAACTCAAGAAGAAGTTCACGGCCGAGAAGCTCGACGACAAGATCAAGGCGTTGATCGACATGAACTCGTCGCGTATCGACGAGGGCATCCAGCGCAACTTGAACGAGGCTAGGACTTGGTACGCTATCGACCAGGCGTTTGATGCTTCGCAGCGGCAGATTACCTACACCCTCGTTGAGGGCCTCCTTTCCAAGGGCACCTCTACTGAGAAGGTGATGGATGCGATGAAATCGATGGGCCTCACGTCGAGGCTGTCGAACATGCTGCTCCCGCTGTGCAATTCGGATGGCACCAAGAAGTGCGGACCAGACGGCAAGCCGCTGATGAAGCTGGACATGCCGACGTTCTTCCACATTTTCGTTCCGCTGGTTCAGGCGTACACGAAGATGCGCTGGGCCAAGCTGTTCAGCGATCGAGACATCTACCCGCTCTACAAGTACGAGCCGGTGTCCACCACGATGCAGAACCGTGTGCGCTGTGAGATTATCACGAGCCGCATTCAGCGCATGGTTCAGGAAATGGGCTATCGTGAGGACGAGCGCCAATCGATCCTGCAGATGCTCAAATACGGCGTCTGCATGAACTTCCCTGCTGAGGACTTCTACCGCGAGAAGCAGATCTACCTCGAGAACAAGAAAGAGGTTGAGCGCACTATCAAGGAGGGCGTCCGCTTCGAGATCCCTCACCCAAGCCGCATGTTCTACGACCTCAACAGTCGTTTGAGCACTGCCAACACCGATACCGGAATCGAGTACGCCGGATTCTGGAACGTGCTTCGGTACAAGGACGTAAAGAACAACAAGCAGTTCTGGAACACCGAAAACATCCAGTTCAAATACGGAAGTTGGGTTGAGTCGAAGTACAACTTCTACCGCGAGATCAACCCCTGCATGCTCAAGTTCCCGGACCCCACGGCATTTAGCCCTGGAGCCGGTGACACCGATCGTATTCGCGAGGCCTACCGGTACACCACCAATCACCAAGACGAGGGTGTTACGGTGGTCAGCTACTTCCAGAAACTCATTCCGTCTGAGTGGAATCTGTTCGACTACGATCACCCCGTGTGGATGCGATTCATCCACACTGGATCTCATACTGTCAGTCATGCTGTACCGCTGGCCTACAACCCGCTGGTTGCCTACCTCTACGACTCGGACATGGGCAGCGCCAGAAACTCCTCGCTCGCGTTGGAGATTCTCCCGTTCCAGGACCATCTGTCCAACATGCTCACCCAGTACATTTTGACGGTGAAGCAGAACCTGGAGCGCATCGTTTTCTGGAACTCGGATGTCGTTGATCAGAAGTACATCGACATCATCAACAACCTCGGAGAGAAGAAGTACCGCGGCGTCACGTTCGTGCCGTATTCCAAGCGTGAACTCAGCTGGCAGCAGCAGTCTGAGCGTGATGCGTTTACACCCGTCCAGCTGCCTCAAGGCTCTTCTGGTGAGATCGCAAGCGGTGTGAACCAGTTGATCTCCATGATGGAGCGAGTGCTTGGTTTCTCGCCTCAGGAGGTCGGCCTTCCTGCAGCCCATGAACAGACTGCTCAAGAGGTTCAGATCATTGCCAGCAACACGAGCAATCGACTGGAGCTTACCGGCAGTTTCATCGACGCTGCCATCAAGGCCCGCAAGAAGCTCCTTTACGAGGCGTTCTTGGCCTATTCAGACGACGAGGTACTTGCTGATGTCGCCGAGGTTGACGAGGTGAAGAAGCAGACCCTCGACAAGATGGGCTTCAAGGTGGATGAGCCTGAGGGTCGCAACACGACTGCTGGTATTCGAGGCAGCAAAGACGCCCTCCGAGTTGACGGCTTCTCGAGTGATCGTGAGGGCGCTGATCGTATCGTGGATTCCAAGTTGGCCGGAACGATGATCCAGACGTTCCAGTCGATCTTCGCGAACCCGGTACTCGCCCAAGCGGCTGGTCTCGATCAGCTGGTCGACCTCTTCAATCAGGTGCTCGTCTACAGCGGTGCACCCAAAGATTTCCGCCTGCGTGTTCAGCCTCAACAGGAACAACCATCGCCCGAGGAGGCTCAGCAACAGCAGGCGGCCCAAGAGCAGCAACAGGCTGCTCAGCAGCAGCAGATACAGGAGCAGTTGGCTCAGATGGCCAGCCAGATAGTCGACGGAAAGCTGATGGAACTCAGCGAGGGTCTTCGGACCAATCTGGTGGAGCCAATGCAGGTTCAGTCGCAACAGACCACACAGGCAATTCAACAGCTTGCCCAGCAGCAGGATCAACAGAGTCAGGCGCTGGTCAGGCTGTTTCAGATAATCCAGTCGGCACAGCAAGATCCCAATGTTGGAAGTCCAAGTCAGGTCGCTGGAGGCTACCCAGTCGGGCAAGCTCCAGAAATGGCTCCTGTCCCCGGAGTATTACCTCCTCAGGCAGGCCCTGTTGGCTGAGGTAGCTGTTCTGCAGGCAACTGCATCGAACGTCATCACGAGAAACGCTGATGCAATCCGCGCCCAAGCGGGATTGGACACTCGTGCGTCTCAGTCGCTCACCCAAGCAGCGCGTATCCAAACGTGCCTAGACATTCTCGCAACGGTGTCCTCAGAGGGATACCAGTTCAAAACCGCAGAAGTGCATATCACGGACAAGCATGACAACTGAACAACAGCAGTCGCAAGACGCAGACCAGACAGGACTCGGGCAGATGAATGCTGCCCGCAGCGCACCGGCCGAAAAGTCTCCGGCCGAAACCGCAGCCATGAACGAAGCCGCCAAAGAGGCGAGCATGATGCTGCTGGACAAGCTGCTTGGTGAGGAAAACCAGCAGCAGTCCGAAGATGGTCAGAAGGCTACCGAGGAGCCCGGAAATGAGGAGCCTCCCGAGAAGAAGCCCGAGGAGAAAAAGCCCGCAAAGAAGGCCGAAAAGAAGGCTGAACCGAAATCGGAGCAGAAGGTCATCGAGAAGCCTGCCCCCAAGGCAAGTGAGGAGGAATCCGAAGATCGCTCCGAAGATCCGAAACCGCGTCGGAAAATCTCGGCCGAGAAGATCACCGAGATGGCCAGCAAGGCAGCCGCGGAGGCGACCGCTGAAACGATTCGGCAGATGGAGGAGCGACGCCTCGAGGCTGAGTATGCCCGGAAGCAGGAGGCAGCCCGTCGTGAGGAAGAGGTCGAGGTTCCTGAAGAGTTCCGTGATGAGGTTGATCGTCTTCGCGAGGTCCAGAAGCTGCACCCGAACGACTACAAGGGTCGCGACCTAGCCAAGGAGTTCCTCGAGAGTTCCAAGAAAGAACGGGACTACGAGAAGAAGTGGCGCAAGGAGAACCCGGGTGTCGAGTTCGACTGGGAGGATGAGGAGCACGCCGACTTCGTTGATCAAAACGCTGTCGAGGTTGACGAGCGCCACCTGAAAAACGCTGAGCGTTCCATCATCAAGGAGCAGGCGATCAGGGAGGCCGAGGAGCGGTTCGCCAAGAAGTACGGCCAGGACATCGAAGAGGTTCGCCGCTCTCGCGCTGAGGCTCAGCTTGCGCCAATACGCCAGCAGGTTGACCAGATGGCGTCTCAGAGCCTCTTGGAGGTTCTTCGGCCTGACCTGGTGGATACGTTCTCCACTGACAGGGCCAAGGTGGTTGAAGAGATCAAGAACGACCCCATCGCCATGGAGGCTGTCTCTACGGTCGAACAGTGGAGTCTGCCTGCACTCGATGCCGCTGTGCGCGTCATCAACAACCCGGATGGGTACAGCAACAAGTCGCCCGAGGTTCAGCGATTGGTCAACACCGCGCTGCACGTCGAGAAGGTGCTGTCTTCAGTCCCGCGTGAAGAGCGTCCTGTGGCGGAAGACGGGCGCAAGTTTTCCACGATGCGCGACTACGCAAACATGCCTGCAGCCCAGCGTTCCAAGTACTACACGGTGCGAGATGAGGAGTTGGTTCCCCAGCTGATCATCAAGACAGCCCAATACGAGGCCGGCCGAATCAAGGCTGACCTTGAAAATAAGGCCGAGGCGTTCGCCAAGCGCATGGGCTACACGAAAACGGAGAGCAAAACCTCACAAAAGGTGGAGCAAAAACAGCAGCGCGAGTCGAGCGCCCCGAGTGTCAGGGCTCAGGTGTCTCAGCCTGATGCTGGCAATGATGATAATGGGAGCGTCAACGGTCTCCCTAAAGCGTTCTGGCAGAGTATCGGATTGTGATGTCTCTCTGCGCAAATTAGAACAGCGTCGATTGTAAAACACAAAATCGACAGACCTATTCACAAACTGGCAAACATAGTGACAAGATAAGCGGCGAAAGGAATAACTGAATATGCCTATTGCAACCCCTACCGACAACCTGTTCAGCAGGTGTCTTCCGGCCATCGGGACCAACATTGAGTCCTGTGGCGCTGTAACCGCGTGCAACGCTCAGGTTGTCACGTCCGGTGATCTCGCGTCGATCTACGGATCGAACGACACCAACTACCGCATTCTCGGCAACCTGATTGCCGCGGATTTCGTGGGAAAGGCTGTCGGCGTCCGACAGAACGGTCTCTATGACTTCCTTCAGGCCAACAAGCGCGTGATGGGCGGCAAGCGCCTGAGCGTGCAGCAGGTGGCTGGCGGTGTCTGGGAGCTCTCGCCCTTCATCAAGATGGGCCGGAAGCGTCAGGTTAACACCGAGTACTGGAGTGTTAACGCCGGCCAAAACATCAACAACGACTATGATCAGGTTTCCCCGATCACTGTTCAGATTGTCAGCCAGAGCTCGATCCCTGCCGATGTTCGCTGGTTCCCTCCCGGCCTGCGAGTTTTCATTAGCGGCCGCAACTCCCACATGACTGGTGGTTCCGGGTCGTTCGATGTCACCTATCGCCTCGCGTTCGAGGTGCTCAGTGCTGATGTTGTCGCCGTTCCTGGATCGACTTACATCCAGGCTGTTCTTAAGCCTCAGAATGCGGGCTCTGTTTTTGGAAACAGCGGGTCGTATGCTGTTCAGCAAAAGGGTAAAGTTCCGACCGGTCTTATGACTGGATCTCCTCTTGGCCTTTTGGTGCGTGGCACTCCCAACGTCTCCGACTACGAGAGTCACTGCGCTGAAATCCCGGGGATCAACAACAACCAGCTGCTTCCGTTCTGGATCGAGACCACCCGGTACTCGATCTGCGAAGACGAGCTCACCCAGAAGTACCTCACGGCGCTTCGGGACTCGAACCCGTTCTTCAAGCAATTTGGTGACGTTGAGACCGTTGAGCTCAACCGCCAGATCATCGAGGATTTCCAGCGTCGCCATGCGAACGCATTCTTCTTCAACAAGCCTCTGAATGCCAACCAGACGCTGGCGAACTACAACAACCTTCCTACCATTCAGGTGCCTACCGGCTCACTGAACCTGGCTGTGGATGGTCGTTGTATTGGTCGCAAAGCTAACGCAACTGGCATCTACGAGCAGCTTGGCGAATGCGGACGCGTGTATGACATGCAGGCTGAGAACCTCGACCTGAACAAGCTGTTCAACACGCTCTACCGCCTCCAGCGGGAGCGCGAGGCTGCCGGCACCAAGGCGGACATCATCGAGCTCTTTACCGACTCGTTCTACGCGAACCAGTTCATCATCGGTATGGTGAACTACTTCAAGGCGAAGTACGGCTCCGACGTGTTCCGCCTGACCATGCAGCTGAACCAGGGTGGCGAGCAGGGGCCGTTCGGCTTCCGCTTCTACCGTTTCACCCTCGACTACCCGCAGGTCGAGCTCCGCATCGTCACCCATCGCATGTTCGACGACATGCTCGCCGCTCACAAGGCGGCTGGGTTCGAGACCGCTGGCCGCATGATGTGGGCTATCGACTGGCAGAATGTCTACCAGGGCATCATCGATTCCAACTCCGTCACCAACAAGACTGGCGATCTGAAGCAGCTTGCCGCTGTGGATGACAGCTACTCCTGCGTGATGAAGGTGCCGAGCCGGACCACCAAGCTGACCAGCACCACCTACACGGCGGTTCTGGAAGCTGAGACCACCAGCTTCGTGCTGGAGAATCTCGGTGGCGGCGCTCCGATCGGGGATAGCTCGAACACGGGCGATTACTACGTCTAATCAGTGAATGCACTGGGCGGGTGAGTCTAACGGCTCACCCGCCCTTTTCATTTGATGACTTTCGGTTGCGACTCTCAACACCATGACCAAAATCTCGCCATGCGGTACTTTGGAAAATCTCTCGTTTACAACACCATTCAGTCGAAAGACGGGCGATCGATCCCGTTCGTAGAGGGCGCTGCAGGAATAGGTCTGCTTGCAACCGAAGACCCGGTGTTTACCGCGGAAATGGAAATCAGAATCAGGGAAAAGCGTGGCGGCATTTGGGAAATGACCAAAGAGTCTCACGACGACGAGTTAAAAAAAAAGAGCGCCTCGCAATCGCTGCGGCCGTCGTTAATCAGACAGGGCATAACAGCAGAGGTGGCTCAAACACGCAAACAACCCAAGTCAGGCGATCCTGCTGCGGCCGCGGTTCCCGCGTCTGAAAAGCCGAAGCAGGCCGACCAAACGCCATCCGCCTCGCCGGATGAGGTCAAGGTTTCAAAGCCGACAGTCGGAAAACTGAAACGCTAACCAGGCCACATCCCATGAGCGACATTCAAGCCAACCACATCGTTGCAGCCAAGTCCGGTGCCATGTCCATCGGCGGAATGGTCGCCATGGCGATATCGCATATTTTCAGTCTGCCAAGCTGGGTTCAGATGGCGGCAGCTGTAGCCACAATGTGCGCGAGCTTCTACGCCATTCGCTTGAGCCGCGTGAACATCAAGAAGGTTGAAGCCGAGCTTAAGATACTGCGAGCCAAGGCCACGCAACTTGGTGTATCAATAGACGACTGATGAAACCTTTCCTGATTACGCTGATTCTGTTCATTGCAGGGTGTGGTGCTTTGGTTCCAAGCACCGCAAAGCGCACATCGTCCACATCAGAGGCGGCAGCTTCCACGCTCAAGGGTTCTGAGCAGTTCTCCAAAATCGTTACAGGACAGAGGCCTGACCCCAAAACCGCTACGGAGTTTCACGTTGGCGGACTTGGAAACAAGGTGAGCGTCACGATCCCAAAAGAGCCGGAACAGATTCCGCAGGTACCTCAGGTCGCAATGGTCGCTGTCCCAGTGGTTCCGAAAGAAACCCAAAAAACGGTTCAGGCTCAAACCCAGCAGCCGTATCGTGAAGAGATCCACTACTCGTCCAATGTGGATGCCTCAGACAAGGAAAAGACAACCGAGTCGATTTCAAAGTCGGTTTCAATTCCGCTGGGTGTTAACCTGATTCTGATGGCGATGGGCATGCTTGCCGTGCTGTTCGCGATCAACCGGGCTAGGAAGTCTAGCCTTGCTGTGAACGCCGCCTACCAGACGTTCGACTCTGTGCTCGCCGGGCAGATCAGAAGCATCAGAGAACGCGCCATTCTCTCGACCGACAACCAGACAATCAGCATGCTGAACGCCCAGATTGCCGACATCGAGGCTCAGCGCGGAAGGCTTGTACGATGAACTTCTCTCAATATTACGCACAGATTAGTGCCGCCGTCTTCCCTGAGGGCGAGGCTGAGAACCTTGTCCACGTTCACAAGCTGGCCGTGAAGGATGCGCTCATCGACATCCAGACCAAAATCCCGTGCCTGCGAACCAATCATGCGGACTACATCGGCCAGTCTTCGACCTTGTTCCATTGCGGTGCGAGCACGTTCGACACCGTAGACGGAAACATTGAGCGCATCTACACGTCCGCGCTGGACGGTGGTTGCGATCCGGTTGAGGCCATGTTTGTGGACCACGACCGCATGCTCGACATGATCCACAGCTACCGCTGCTGCCTTCCGGGTGACGCTTACGGCATGACACCTCATGCGCCAAATGATGCTGTTGGCGCTCCTGTCTACGCCCCTGGAAGCGTGAGTACGGACAAGGGATTCCGCACCGGACCTGGAGCCCTCTACTGGTCCATCAATCGCGGCACCGTCTACGTGTTTCCATCGATCGACAGCACCGAGCAGATCGTGGTTGAGTGGAACGGCATTCAGCGGACGTTCATCGACACGACTGTGATACCGGTGACGTTTGAGAGCCGCGATGTCATGCAGGCGGTCGAGGTCTACTTG